AAGCCCTAGAACTGGCCCGCTCAGATTCTTGATTATCTCCGTATTCTTCTTTCCTGCAAGCCTTACACGCAGAGGTAAGCCCGCACTTAATAGACTTATTTTTGTTAAAATAATCTGAAGGCTTAACCTCTCCGCACTTAGTACATGCCTTAGTCATGTGGACTCCGTGAATCTTTAAGCATCTCTTCGTAGTAGTATGACAGAACGTCATGTTCTATTGCTATTTTTATACCCTCGACAGTGTAATGCGCCCACCTTATAACAGTTATAGGTCTAAACAGTTTGTTGTGTTTATCTATCTCGAACCCGTTAAAGGTGGTTGTCATATAATGTCTCCCTCAAATTGAGAGGGATCGTAAGCATCTAACTCTCTGAGCCTTCCTGTGTTACCATCATATAAAAGATTGGTAGCTACACCTACATCTCCAGTGTATCTAGACTTCAGTACCCTCACCTTAGTGGTGGAGGCTTCGATCTCATCGTCTGATTGTTGGTTGCGCTCCAAGGAAAGAACACAATCACTTAGCTGAGCAATGCTCTGACTACCTCTAAGATGATTAAGACCTGTCTCAATACCGTTCTCGTGTCCACGGTTGCCATCAATCCTGCGGAGGTGTGATACAAGAATCATGCCACATCCTGTCTCCTCAACCATCGTTCTTAGTCGATGCATGATTTGATCTATGGCTTTGCGCTCATCGTTTTCAAGGGTGGATAGGACTAACATGTGCAAATGATCCACTACAATCCATTTACAATCTAATCCAATTATCATGTAGCGTAACTTGCTAAAGATGTCTTCAAGGTTATTGACTCCGTGGTGTGCATGAATCCATACACGCCCCTCGTTCTCACCCATGAATACTTTCTTAAAACATTCGTCCAATTGATCGGGGGTGTAAGTAGACTTAACGCTGTCTAAATGCAGTTTAGCATCTGCCTCAATCGCCATGATTCCTTCGGCAGTTCGTGACCAGTTCTCTTCAAGTGCTACTACACCCACGTTATCTTTTGTTTTATTTATAAGCCAGTGTTCAAGCTCTCTAGTGACAGAAGATTTACCTAGACCTGTACCACCTGTCAGGGTAACTAACTCTCCTTCTCGTAGACCTTCTAGCTTTTTATTTAAACCGTACCAAGGATAAGGTATGGCCTTCTTTCTTTCAAGACGTAGTTTCTGATATGCTTCAAGCTGTTCAGACAGATTCAAAACACCAGAAGGTGTATAGACTTTAGCATCCCAGAAAGCACTGACGTATGCCGCATGTCTACCCTGACGCAACATATCATTAGCGTCCTTGTAATCCACGGGCAGTGTCATTATCTTAGCTTTCTTTGGTGTTAATAGTTTTGCTACGGCTTGAGCCGCTTCTTTGCCATACTTATCATTGTCAAAATTAATGACTACACAATCAAAAGACTCAAGGTACTCAAGGCTATTCTTAACATCAGCAACGCCTCCTTGCGCCCCTGACTTTATAGAAACGACAGGCCACTTAGAACCAAGTAGCTCGTAAGCGGCCATGCCATCGCATTCACCCTCTGTTAAAGTTATAAAATTACCACCTGCTTTAAACAGATTTTCTCCAAACAACCCTACCTCTTTTGGACTACCTGTCCACGCAAACTCTTTGTTCTGTTTACGTATCTTAGTACCTGATAACTCGTGTCCATTGTAGTAGGGGTAGTAGTGCTTATCAATCTTACCATTTAGTAGTGTTGACTTGACCCCATATTTCTTAGCTGTTTCTAAGCTTATCTTTCGATCAGTCAATTCATTAAACGTAGCTGTTGAACTATTGTTCATCTTGCTGTTCCTTTGATGTATTTCAAACTCCGTTTCTACATCATTGTGTTGCACTTCCGCTGTGCTATAGTTTGGTAAGTATGTCCTGCAACTGAAGCAGAACCCAGAGCCATTGTCGTTAACTGAAACTGGGTCACTGCCTCCACAAGCGGGACAAGGTAGCTTGTGTTTAACAAAAGGCATACGCCTTACTCCTATTTGTTGCCTCGTGTTTCATCATCGGAGGATGCTTCAATGATAGCCTCGTCTACCAAATGCTCATCCATACTGCCAGTTAGAGTCATAATAGATGCACGAGCGAGTGTAACATTCAACTCTGCCTCTCTTAGCTTGCCCTGTGCATTGACCAGTACTCCGAATACTGACTGTCCTTCGGGTGATAGTTGCCCTACGTCATAAGTCACATCGTCTTTGATGTAGGTGTATTGTGGTGCGTCACTCATAGTTCATCCTCCATAGATGGTTCTGCTGTTATACCTAGTTCTTCGCCATCAGGTGTCCCGACTTCTACTAGATCAAGCACCTGCATAGCTTGAAAGTCTAGACCCTTGAAAGTCCCATACTTGTTTGTGGTTTCCCACTCATTGTACTGAACTCTCACAGTGGAGCCGTTACCTACACGAGCATCCAAAGGATTCTTATACTGGTCGATAAGCTTTGGAGCCTGTCGTACCATACCGTTTGGCCCTTCGACCTTACGCTTAATTAAAAGAGCAGGGCCTTCGTCCATGTCTTTGATACTAAATCCACGCGCCTTAAAATCTTCGGCTGTGGCTTCATCAACAACCAAATTGACTGAATAGATAGGTTCAAAGGTTGTGTTGGGTGTTGTGACTGATGCCCAGTATGCTGAGCCTTCAATTATTGCCATGTTACTTTCCTCTGTTGGTTAAAAATAGAGCGGACATATTACCACACTCTTGTAAGTTTGTCAAGTTATATTTTATCTAACGCTATAACAGTTATAATTCCTGCCACTATAACTGCAACAAGTATTAAACCTTTCCAATCATCGGAGTCTTTGTAATCAAAGTTACTCACCCTCGCTCTCCTTTTTAAGTTCTGAAATCATTTGTTCTGAAATATACCAAAGCTTTACTACATATACACAAGCTGTTATAGATACTATTGCTAATAACATATTCATATTTTTATCCTTTTAAAACTAAAATAACATTTATGATTGTGAGCAATGCGGCCAACACAACCATAGTCCTAACTGTCTTAATGAATCTAGACTCAAACTTACTTGTCATCTCTGTCTTCTCTTCTTGAATCCAGTTTGCCACCTTGAACAAGGTATTGGAGCATACCGATTTCATTGAGTCTTTGTTTACGTTTATCTTTTCTAACATTTGATACCTCCTGATACTGTTGTTTAAATATTCGATCAAAGTTTTTATTGTAGCTTGAATGATCGCTCACCCTCGAACGATCACCCTTGCCACCATGATTAGTATTACTCATTGCTACTCAACGACCAAGAACCAATACGACAAACTTCTCCATATCTATTAAGAACTTTTAAAGTATCGGAAATAATATTATGTCCTTCCTTTCTAAGCTCAAAAATTCTTGCAGATATTCGTGTAATACCTAGTTCATTATATGCGTTAAAAGTTGTAATGCTTCTACCAGTTTTTAAATAATCTAATACTCTATCTTTTTGTGCCATGTTGCTTCTCCTTTTTAAGTTAATTAATCTTTCGCTTCATAAACTTGTCCAATTGTTATTATAACAAAAGGAAAAAGAATTACTACTCCTTCAAAGGATGCAACTTTAGTTCCAATCCAATCATTACTAGTTATCCATACTGGTCTAGTTTCTGTAAATTCTAGATCAATACCAACACCGTTACGTAAACCGATGCTGAATGTGGTGTTACCAAATAGATTTAATGTCATGCGCTTTTCTCCGTGTATGGCTTGATGTACTCGCCAATAGTTAAGTCAGACGAGGTGATGTGGTTTATAACTACAGCCCATTCACTTGGTGTCCAACGTGTTTTTTCACCACAAACTAAATCTAATATAGCGTTTTCTAGCTCGTGATCATTCCTCTCAAAGATGTAGCGCACCTTGAGATGCGCTTTAGAATTTAAGTTGAATGGTGCATCAGCTAACTTCATGCCGCTAACCTCAAGAACTTCTTAGAGTTTACTGCCTGTCTTATTACTTGCTGACGATCATTCTGGATTGATGCTATGTTGCGCTCACTGGACTGCCGAACAGCACCAAAGTGTGTTGACCAATCAGTCATCGCATTGTACACAGCCCAATAGTTACAGCCTAAACGCTTTTTATATACCGCAGTGTATACTCTCCAGATATAATTAAGATTCTCGTTACGTCTTTTTAAGTTGTGTATAACATCGGCAGGGCTGTAACCACCATCAAGGCCGCTTGTATTTAGATTTACATTAAGCGCATCGGCAAAGAATTCAAATGCCGTCATATCACTTACCTCTTGACCCTGCCATTGTTGCCATAGCTCACGCTCTCTGTTAAAGACATCAAGGGACTTGACAATAATATTAGCGCCATGCTCTATGTCTAAGGACTGTGTGTGCTTAGCCTTGTAGATCGCTACCTCGCCACTGACAAAGACCTGTAGATTTGTACACGCTGACTGTAAAGCGGCAACGCTAATCATAAACGGCCAAGTACCATCAAAGGATGATGTTGATAACAAACTAAGACTAGCTGTATCTCCGTCACCAGTTTGATAAGTATGAGCAGGGAGGTTGTACTGTACAAAACATCTAGCACCATCGTGACTGGTTCTTATTTGTTCTGTAAGTCCAACGGTATTTAGATCAGAACGCTCCAAGATATTTCGGGTATTGTCGATCATCTTCTTGGGTTCTACAGGCTTATATCCACGACCATGCACTCCCAACTCTGCCGCATTGTCAGTCCTATAGATTATATTTTTAGAACTTTCATAAGCATCTAAATAAATTAAAGGTGCAATCTCTATATCAAAATCAGCCGCACCATATCCACCATCCCTTAAACTTTGGACAGCACTACCATTTGCAAACATATTAAAAATTGTACTCATTACATTTCTCCAGTTTGTTTAAACATTATATAACAATTAAATTACTAAATCAAGTTAAAAATAACTTGACAACTTTTTAAAACACATTATAATAACCTTCTAAGGTTTAGTAGAAACAACAACAGTAGTTGTTACTGTTACTACTAAATACTTTAAAGTCTACTAAGTATCTTTAACATCCTTAGTAGTTATTAATTCCGCTGATACAGGAGTTGTTTCTACAACACTAATACCATACTTGTTCCAATGTTTCCTAATATCAGGGTTGTTGGCATACTGCTGTGCCTCTTCAGGACTTGATGCCGCAACATCTACATAGTACCCAAGCAATTCTGACATAAGTACTTTGTATTTGTATACTGGTTTTGATGTATCTAT